AGTAGATCTAAATAAATTTATTAAAATTAAAACTGAAAATCCTCCTTATTTTGGAACCAATCCTGAAAGCGCAGATTTAACTAGATTAATTGCTCCAAAAAACTCTAAAAGCTTTGCTTTAGTTAATCCAGATCATTATGAAATTGTTCTTAGACGATTAGGACTTTTTTCTTTGATTTCAATATATTTAGATCCGGTTGATGATAGAATGTTAAATTTATTTTTAATACCTGATATAACTAGATCATTCAATACTCCGCAATCCTATTTTGGCGCAGATTTAGATATATTTAGAATGAGTCAATTTCAAAAGTCTGAATTGTTGAAATATCTTGAAAAATCAGGAAGTAAATTAGTTTCAACTGACATTAAAATAATTGATCCTGTAATAATTAAATATGTAATTAATCTTAGTATAATCGTATTCGATGATGTTCCCGTAGAATTAATTAAATCCGATATCTATTCTTCTTTAGGTTTATATTTCATTAATAATACTCGAAGAAATAGAATTCCAAAAAGTGATTTAATTAAAATAATCGAAGAAGTAAAAGGAGTTGACTCAGTTGCAGTTACAATTGTAGGGGAATTAAATGAGGCAGCTAAGTCTGCAAATCCGGGAGCTGCTTTAATTGGATTAGATGATTATAATGATATTATAATTACAGACGGTCAGCTTCCAATAATTAGAGGAGGATTTAGTGACCGATTTGGAAACCAATATGCTTCTGGAATAGGACCTGTTGATCCTACTGGTGTATTAAATCCGCTAGGAGCAGTTAATATTAGAATAACTGATATTGTACCAAGACAATTAAATTAAATAAATTTGTACCATGTTAAAAGATAGCATATATAGAGAAACTTTAAGTAGAAAGGATAGAAGAATAAATTTAGGATACGATTATAAAGATAATATAATGAAAAATACTCTATCTTCTCAAATGTTTGGAATAAACGAAACATTAGATAGGTTCATTAAGTCGGCTAATGATTGTGTATATGAATGGATTGAAGCAGTTAAGACCATTAAAGCATATGCGAATCCGGCAGTAGATAAGAACGACAATAAAATCAATTAATGGCAAACGGAAAAATAAGTAAGGATAACAGAAAAATCCTTAAAAACGAAATAGAAAATCTATTAAGTAGCATCAGTTCTGACAATGAGGATATGGTTCTAGATAATGAATTATCTAATGAGATTAGATCGGAAAGCCAATACGACTTTGATCAAATGAGCGATCAATTTACTCAAAAGGCAAGAGAAATAACAGATTCTCTTTTTAAGAATTTTGTAGATATTGGAATATTTGAAAAAAATGACTATGCTCGACATAAGAAAGAATTAGACACTATTAATATTTCAAATTTATTCTTTCAATTAAAAACTCTTAAAATATCCATAATGAAGATTATGGAAGAAATAGCAACTGGAAATGTTCAACCTAGATTATTGGAGGTGATGGGTCAATTGCAGGATAAGATGGCAAACATAACTAAAATGCAGGCTAACTACATTCTTTTCTTAGAGGATACTTATAAAAAATTAAACAATGATGCCCCTGCAAATCCAGATTCTGCCCGCGTAGAATCCAGCGATATTGAAGGAAAATACTTTATCTCGGTTGGAACTAAAAATGTAATACAAAATCTACCTGATTCAGATATTTCAGATGATGGAGATGCTAATTTAATAGATCCAAATAATAAATTAAATTTGCTTCGTAAATCAGATATAGTGATTAATGAAGAAGAGAATAAGTCAGGCGAAGATTTCATTGATATTACTGAAATAATTTAAGATATGAAAGATATAATGTCCAATAGTGGAGGATATTCCACAACTCGGGTATCTGCTATAGGCGGAGACTCTAAGGACAATAATTATATCTGGACAACTGAGAAGATAAATCAATTAATTGATGACATCAATAGCGGGGTAAAGGACGTTCGAAAATTAGGAATGTCTCCATTTAAAGATAATGATATAAACTTAAGAAGAGAAAATTTACCATTTGAATATACTCCAGAAGAAATCGAAGAGATGTCAAAGTGTAAATCTTCCTTAATCTATTTTGCGTTAAATTATTGCGTCATTCAAACCAACAACGGTAGAATGATAGTAAAGGACGCAGGAGGTCTTAGAGACTTTCAAAATCAGATTTTAAAAGCGTATAAAGATAACAATCTCAATATATTAATGGCAAGTCGTCAAACTGGTAAAACAGTAACCTCTGCCATTTTTATTCTATGGTTTCTACTATTTCATCCCGATAAAACTGCTCTATGCGTAGCAGATAATTTTACAACCACTAAAGAATTAATAGATAAATTTAAAATCAGTTTAGAAGGTCTTCCGTTCTTTATGAAGCCTGGGATTGATGTTGTTAATGCAAGTAATGTAAAATTCGATTCAAATAGTAGATTAGTAGGACGAACAACAACTAAAAAATCAGGTATTGGTCTATCAGTTAACTTATTATATATAGATGAGTTTGCTCACATTAACGAAGCTAACTTAGATGAATTTTATCGAGCAATTTTTCCAACAGTAACAGCTGACCCTAACGGTAGAATAATCATAACGTCTACCCCTAATGGTAAAAATAAATTCTGGGAAATATGGACAGATGCAATAGGCAAAAAATCAAGCTTTTATCCTTTAAGAGTTGACTGGTGGCAGATTGCAGGTCGTGATGAAGAATGGAAAAAAAGGAAAATTGCAGATCTTGGATCAGAAGAAGATTTCAATCAGGAATATGGCCTACAGTTCTATTCTTCAGACAAATTACTTCTAAATTCAAAGGATCTAAGAAAATTAGATATTATTAAACAAGGATACGAGAATGTAAATTTAATATTACAGGAGGATCTATTTGATTACAATCAATATATTTTCTTCCATCGAAATTATCTAAATAGAACAGTCTCAGATTTTAAACAGGATCTAACTAATTATGTATTTAGCATTGATACTGCAGATGGAATCGGAGGAGACTACTCGGTTCTTAATATCTATAAAGCAGTTCCTTTGCCAGTTAGGGAATTGAGTAAAAAGATAAACATTGTAAAAAATGAGGTCGATGCAGTTTCGCTAGTTCAAATTGGATATTTTAGATCTAATCAAGTTGATATTAACGAATTTTCAGTAGTGTGCGAACATATTATATATGAAATATTCAATACTGATCAAACTAGAATTGTACTGGAATTAAATCACAAGGGGGACATCTTATTAAACCGATTTAAGGAAAATGATAAATATTGGCCCGGACAGATGGTACATACTAAGCATACTCAGGCAGCACTCTCATTTAAACCTGGTCTAAGATTAGGTCCAACTAACAAAATTAAATATTGTGAGAAGTTTAAATATCTAGTTGCAATTGACCGAATTATTCCAAATGATTGGATAACGGTTTCTGAGCTTGGATCTTTTGGAAAATCTAAAGGTGGTTTATATAGAGGACAAAACGGAACAGATGATATGGCAATGACGTCAGTTAACATGTCCTCAATATTTGAATCGAGTCAATTTTGGGAAATTGCCGTTGAAACCTTTGAGAGAGCACCATCTGAATATCTTAAAGAAGTAGAGGAAAAAATATTTAACGTTCATAGAAATAATGGAAAGTCTTCTCTATATGATTATGATGAGATTAGAAGAATGAACACTGATACGTATACAGCAGCAAGTGGTAAAACTATTAAAAGAAACGTATTTGATATTGAGACCCAAGATCAGATAGAAAAAATAAAAAACAGATTCTTTAAATCTTAATTAGGATTGTGGTATAATTAATTTACGATTAATACTGTTCAACATGAGTAAATTACAATTTCACGGAAAAATTGAAATTGTTGAAATTAGTACAGGTGATACTAAATATCCCATAATTTTATCTAGAGATAAATTCGTAGAATGGCTAAATCGGTGCATTGAATTCTTCGAAGAGTTAGAGGAGTATGAAAAGTGTCAAACTTGTATAAATATCATTCGTGATATAAATAAAAATAATGTAAAAGCTAACTAAAAACATGGGATTTGAAACAACTAACCAACAAGCAAATGAAAGAATTAATTACATTGCATCGAAATTTCAAGATTGTTCGATAACTGAAAGACAAAAGAATGAGCTTGTCGAATTAATTTATCCAAAATTAAAGTATTTTGTGTGGACCTTTTGTAGAAATGATGATGA